TTTTTCCGCGCAGATACCATCTACGGAGAAATTGAAGTCGAGGAGGTGATAACCAATGTTTGAAGCAATGACCTATGAAGCTATGCTGGAAGATGTGCTGGACAATGCCCCCAAAGGTATTGATACCAGGCAGGGCAGTATCTTTTTCGATGCTGTGTCCGGCATCCTTGTGAAGATCGCAAAGCTCTACACTGACCTTGATTATGTGCTGAGCCAATCCCAAGCAGATACCGCTACGGATGTATGGCTGGATGGAAAAGCCGGAGAAGATGGCGTTACGCGCCACGCTGCCACCCCTGCGCGATATAGCGTAGAGTTCCAGGGCGTACAGCCTGCGGTTGGGGAGCGGTTCTTTTCGGACGGCCTGTATTTCACGCTGAAGCATACCGAGGAAATGGGATATTTCCTGGAAGCGGAGGTAAGCGGCACATCCTACAACGAGGTTTACGCCGGCACCGCGGCGATCCCGGTCAACAATATTGCCGGCCTGGAGGCTGCCACATTCGGGGAGGCCCTTGAATACGGCACAGACCCGGAGGATGACGAAAGCCTCCGGGCAAGGATGCAGGAAAAGGCCAGCGGCCCCGCTGAAAACGGAAACAATCAGCACTACAAAACCTGGTGCGAGAGCCAGGACGGTGTAGGCATGGCCCGTATCATTTCCCTTTGGAACGGCCCCAACACCGTTAAGGGTGTGCTGATCTCCCCGGAGGGTAAGCCATGCGGCCCTGCAACCGTTTCCAAGGTACAGGCCTATGTGGATCCTGCTACCCGCGGCTATACCACAGAGGTTGACGGCGTGGTTTATGTGGTGGGTGACGGCCTGGGTGAGGGTGCAGCCAATTTGGGCGCACACTTCACGGCGGCATCTGCAAAAGAGGTGCCTTTGAGCGTTTCTTTTGATGCAGAGTTGCGGCATGAGGCCACCGCAGACAGCGCCCATGATGAGGTGATGGAAGCGGTGGAGGAGTACCTGAAAAACCTTGTGATGGAGGCTACCGATCCATCGGAGGTTATCGTCCGTATCTCTGCTATCGGCGCGGTTCTGAGCGGCCTGCCCAGCATCCTTGACTACCAAAATCTAAAAATCAATGGCGATACGGCCAATATCGCTCCTGGTGTGGATTTTGTCCCGGTGCTGCAGGAGGTGAACCTGAATGTTGTATGATAACGGCTTTGCCTGTAACTACGATGAGCTGATTACCTACTACCCCAAGTTTTACCGCAATGTTTTTGAAATGGACGCAATCCTGCGGGCCTACGGTGATCTTGCGGACGGCATGGAGGACAGCATCGAGCGCGTTTTGAACAACACGCTTATTGACACCGCCGATGAGGAAACCATCACGCGCCTGGAGAAGTTTTACCGGGTCAATCTTGTAAAGGAGCGCTCCCTGGAAGATCGCCGCCGGATGCTAAAAGCCTGCCGCGTTGGTAACGGTAAACTGTCTGCATCCGTGCTGGCCGCCATGATTACCTCCTACACCGGCGCAGATACGGAGATCGTCTTTGAGCCTTACGATGAGGCCGGAAACAACCGGCTGGAGATCCGCTTTGAACGCGGCGCAGAACAGACTATTTACATAATCGACATTCTGACGCTGCTTTCTAAGAAGATCCCGGCCCACCTGGTTTATCAGGCGATGATGACCTATCGGATCCCCTGTTGCGTGGAGGTGCCTGAGCGCAGACATTACCTGGCCGATTACCCCATCACAGGCACGATCCCTGATGTTGCAAAGATCGGTGATATTAACCAAGCCAGCGCCGAAGCGGGAGCCACAGTCTCCAGCTATGGCGCTGATTATCATTTCTGCGGCGATGACCTTTTCGCCGGGTAAGGAGGAAACCTGATGGCATTTTGGAAAGAAACATTCCTTACGAAGATCCGCAAGGAATGGCTGCGCCGGATCGTGAAGATGCAGTATTACGCCGATGGTGTGTGGTACGATGCCACGATCACCAGCAAGGGCGTAAACGGAACCGCGATCACTCTCACAACGCAAACCACAGACAGCGCGGCCCTCAACATTACCAAAGTGCGCCTGCTCGATGTGGACGGCGATGTTGCCGGTGAGATCACTGAGAACATCGTCAAGTCTGCAACGCAGGGCGTGGTAACGCTGTGGGAGTTTCCGTTGTACGAAGTGGTTAAATAAGCGCCAAAAGGAGGTGACGCACTATGTATCAGTATGTTTTGTGGAAAGATCATGCTGTTGATCCTGCCCACACCTACAAGGTGACGGAAAATGCCGATGGCACCATCACCCTGACAAGGGTAGGCAAGGTGATCCAGCAAGGCACCAACCTGAGCGCGGAGAATTTCAACCGCATGGAAGCCGGCATTTTCGGCGCTGCCGGTACTGCGCTTGAAACCGCTGCGATGGTTCGCAAGGCTATGGATAAGGCTGAGGCTTTGGAGGGTATCGTCCTCACGGTAGATCTCACCAACAGCCAAAAGTACCCGTTCAACAATAGCCAGAAAACCGTTGCATTTCCCTCTGCCGCTGTCCGCAACAATAAGGACTACACCGTTATTGTGGAAGTCCAGACGGTTGCCGGTGGCTTTGTCGGAGATATCAAGATCTCTGATAAGATGCTGAACGGTTTTAAGATCCAGTACAGCGGCTCCGCTACCAACGCAACCTTAAAGCTCTACATTCAAGGAGGTATTTGATTATGGCTGCGATCATTGTCAAATCCGATGAACAAAAGGCACACGAAGCCCGCGTGATGCGTTCCTTTGGCGTAAGGCCCGATGATAAGGCCGGACGCGAACAGGCAGAGTGCATCGCTGCCCGGTCCCGTGAGGCCTACAACAATCTCAGAAGAATGGAGGAAAAGCACAGATGAAAGAAATCATTGTAACCCCCGGCCCGCATATCGCCTACGAAACCACCGCCAAGAGCATTATTTTTGGCGATGAGGATCTGTCCATTAACCTGAAAAACCGGGAAATGGATGACCCCGTTTTGGTGGAAGTCTTTTCTGACCACAACGGTATGCTGACCATGGGCACAACTGACGGCCAGCGCTATGTTGCCCAGGTGGAGATCCCTGCCCGTCAGTACATCGAGGAGGAAGTCGAAGCGGAGGGCATGGACGCAGAGGGTGGCAAGCAGACCACCACGAAGCGTACCCCTGTTCCTTTCGACATTGACAACTGTACAATTTCCCTTTGGGGACTGGAGGAGTAAACCATGTTTGATGATATGAAACTGGCCGTTGAGGCCCTGTCCGGCGGTAAGAATACCGTTGTTTTCGATGACCTGGGGATGCCCTCCATTATGGTGATCCTCCCCAAGATGCTGTCCAGTGATGTTATCACCGGCGCAACGCAGACCGTACACCCCGCCTTTATGCTGGACAATGCAGAACAGGCAAAGGTGGCGATCTCCAAGTATCAGAATATCGTGGTGAACAGCCGCGCCTACAGCCTGCCCATGCAGGATCCCAAGGCTTCCATCACCTTTGATACCGCACTGGCAGCTTGCCGCGCCAAGGGTGAGGGTTGGGGCCTGACCCCTGCAGCACTGTGGGGCGCAATCGCTCTGTGGTGCAAGAAGAATGGCACCATGCCCCACGGCAATAACAACTACGGCGCGGATCATGCGTACCCCCACGAAAGAGGCGTACCCACCTACTATACCGATGGCAAAGTGGGCAGAGTGGCAACCGGCTCCGGCCCTGCTACCTGGTACCATGACCACACGCCCGCCGGCATTGCTGATCTGAACGGTAATGTTTGGGAATGGCAGGCTGGTATGCGTCTGGCTGCCGGTGAAATTCAGATCATTCCCTACGCAGACTGCATGAAGTCCACCTGTTCTATGGGCGCAGCAAGTGCAGAGTGGAAAGCGATCATGCCGGATGGCTCCCTGGTTGCCCCTGGCACCGATGGCACCCTCAAGTATGATATCGTGGGCGGCAAGGTCACGCTTTGCACAGCTATTACCTCTCAGGAGGATAGCAGCAGAGGCGGTAGCTTCCAGGGTATGACGGTTGCGGACGGCATCGCAGCTCCGCAGATCCTCAAGGAGCTGGCCCTGTTCCCTGCTGATGCAGACGGCTATGAAAGCGATTATTTCTACCTGAACAACGGGGCCGCGGAGCGTGTCCCGATTCGCGGCGGCTACTGGAGCAACGGTGCGTATGCGGGTGTGTTCTACACGAACCTCAGCAATGCGCGCTCCAATTCCCGCACGAGCATCGGGTTCCGCTCCGCTTTTTATGGCAAACTGTAAACTGAAAACTGAATAACTGACAAGGCGGGCGATAGCCCGCCTTTGATTTTTGAAAGCAAACGGAGGATAGCAACATGGATGATACACAAGCTGAACAGCTTGCAGGCAGGTCAACTGCGCCGTTTATTCTCAAAGAAAAAATCTATGACATGATGAAATACGGAGATAAGGCGATTGCGCCTTTTTCGTGGAGGGATCGGCGGCTTGCCGATGAGATCAAGCAGTCAATGCTTACCATGTTCCGGCTTTCGGTCATCATAGAGAAACGGTACTACAAGAAAACCACCCTGCAGGATCTGGATGCGGAGTTGGATGTTCTGCGGCACTTAATCCGCAAGGCCCAGGACAAAGACTTCTACAATGAGCAAGTTCCGAAGCGGAACAAAAACGGGCGCATCCTCAAGGATGAGGCCGGCAATACCATCTTTGTGACGGTGCAGCCGCCCCTCCCTCCAAAGAAGTACAAAAATTGGAGCGTTCTGCTGAATGAAATCGGCAAGATCATAGGTGGCCTATTAAAGGTCGCAAAATGATCTTTTTCTATGGGGAGTAGGCCGAACCTTGCGTGTCCCGATTCGCGGCGGCAACTGGAACAACGGTGCGAATGCGGGTGTGTTCTACACGAACCTCAACAATGCGCGCTCCAATTCCAACACGAACATCGGGTTCCGCTCCGCTCTGCTGCTTGCCGGACGATATTTTAGCGGGCGCTCCAAGGAGCATCCGCGCAAAGCAAGCACCAAAGGGGCCTGCTTCCGTCCCGAGGCCGGGACGGGCTGAGGGAAAAGATTACATTGCCGTGGAGGTGGAAACGCCACACACGGCGAGGAGGAATATACCATGAGTGAAAACAGCCAGAACACAGCGCCTGAATTGCAAGTGCTGGATAATTGCTATGAGGAAATCTGCGAGTTCGATTCTCTGTATCAGTCCCACCTCAAAGCAAGACGCGGCAAGCGGTATCGGGATGATGTGTTGAAGTTTAGTGACAACCTGGAAGAAAACCTCATTGGTCTGGAAAATGACCTGCTTTGGCAGTCTTACGCAGTAGGGCGGTACAGAGTATTCTATGTCCGTGAACCAAAGCTACGCCTAGTTATGGCGTTGCAGTACCGGGATCGCATCGTGCAGTGGGCGATATATCGCAAGCTGTACCCGTTCTATGATCGGCAGTTTATTGAGGATAGCTACGCTTGCCGGCAAAACAAAGGCAGCCACAAGGCCGCTGATCGCCTGCAATACTGGCTACGGCAAGTGAGCCGCAAGCCCGAAAAGTGGTACTACCTCAAACTGGATATCTCCAAGTATTTCTACCGCGTGGATCATGCGGTGCTGCTGGAGATCCTGAGCCGGAGGATCAAAGATCAGCGGCTGATGTGGTTACTGGAAACGATTATTAACTGTGAGGATCAGCGGTTCGGCCTACCCGCTGGTTACTCCCCTGAGCAATGCACCGAGGATATGTGGTTATGGGATGTGGGTATGCCGATTGGCAATCTCACATCCCAACTTTTTGCCAATCTGTATCTGAATGAGCTTGACCAATACTGCAAGCACACCCTGCGCCTGCATTATTACATCCGCTATATGGATGATATCGTCATTCTTTCCGATGACAAAAAGGCCCTGGGTGCTATCAAGGAAGATTTGGAGGCGTTCCTACGGGACAACCTCCACCTTGACCTGAACCAAAAGACCACGATCCGGCCTATCTCCCTGGGCGTGGATTTTGTAGGCTATCACATGTGGGCCACCCATCGCAAGCTCAAGAAGCAGACGGCCCGTAGGATCATTCGCAATGTGAAGCGCATGAGTGAGCTGATCGCAGCCGGCGAAATGTCAAAGATGGAGTTCTACCGAGTGGTAGCCTCTTACCGCGGCGTTCTCCAGCATTGTGACAGTTACGGCCTGCGCCGCAAGCTAAATGCCATCTTCACCGAATACGCGAGGGGAGGAGGTGAAGCTATTGACATTGACGGAAATCCTTAGCGGCGGGGCCGTAGGCGTGTTTGTCCTGCTATCCCTGATTGAAGTTTCCAAAATCAAAATTAACCCGTGGTCTGCGCTGATCGGCTGGATCGGCAGAGCGCTTACATCTGATCTCAGCAAGCAAGTATCGAAGCTGGAAAAGGATGTGGGCGGGGTAAAACAGGATGTTGGAGATCTCCGGGCTGAATATCGGGAAAGCGAAGCCAAGGCCGCCCGCAACCGCATCCTACGCTTTGGTGACGAAGTTTACCAGGGCGTACATCACAGTAAAGAGTATTTCGATCATATCCTGGCCGATATTTCTAACTACAAGATCTATTGCAAGGAACACCCGGATTTTCAGAATGAAATGACTGTGATGACTGTCCAGCACATCGAGAGCATCTACCAGAAGTGCTTGACAGAGCATGATTTTTTGTAACAGGAGGCAAACCCCATCATGCAAGGAAGATACCAAGAACGCAGGAGAAGAACCCGCAGAGCCTCTACCCCAAAGAAAACCACCCGCAAGCCTATTGGCACCATGAACCTGA